ATTATGATGGATGGTGTTAAGGGTGGTAGGTATGATGCCTTAGATATACAAAGAGGGATTGAGTATGGACCTATGAATCGAACACATAAGGGAGAAAGACCTTTTATGAAAGAGTTGTGGTTAAAGGTAAGAAAAGGATTTAGAAGATATATGCCTAAGGGAAAGTTAAGAAAGTAATATTTATTAATATGAAAGACGAAATTAAATTTAACGGAAAGAAATACAAACGAGTTGATGAAAATATCAACAAACGAATAACGGTAAAAGAAGTTCGTTCTTGGTTAAAAAAACTAGAAGAGTTCCGTTATAGAAAGATACCAGGTGTTGATGCTAGAAGAGTTGCTTCATTTATCAACAATGGTTTAAGTGAAACAGATTTACCAAATTCTCTACAGAAGAAATGGGAACATGCCAAATATGGTAGAGAAAAACATTTAGCAGACAAGTACATTAAAGAAAAAATTACAAACAAGTTAGCTCAGAATGAGGGAGTTGGAATGAAAAATATTAAGTTGATGGGTTTAATCGAAGACATAGGAATTATGGCTGATGAAAGACCAAAAGTAAATAAATACGAAGTAATAGAAGCAGTAAAATCATATGCTAGAGTTGGAAAACAAATCCAAGTCAATAATAACATTATGGAATCTGCTAAACAACTTGCTCAAATGGCTGAAGCTGCTCAAAATCATATTTTAAGTGAAACCGATGATTGGTTTGACGGTGTTAGTGTAAAGAGAAACATGAAAGAACTCAAGGGATTGACAGGACAGTTTAAGAAAACTGCTGTCGAGGCAAATGCCACAAATCAAAGACTTTCCGCTCTTTACGAAGACATGGGTAATATTTTAAATCGTTATTATGATATTGACGAGGCTTTAGATCCTGTTGGAAAAGAAGATGACGATGTTGATAATGATGGAGATACTGATGATAGTGATAGATATCTAAAGAAACGTAGAGATGCTGTTACTAAAGCTGTAAAGAATGGAGATAAGTAATACATTTATTTATGTCTCATTAATACTATGGCAAATCGGTTTTATTATAGGAATACTATTAAGGTTATTTTACAAAGATGATAAAAAGAAAGAAACAAAAGAGGTTTTTACGAATAGGTCAACACCAAAAGTTGTTGAGGTCGAGTTACCAAAACAGAAAAAAGTTGAACACATCGAAGTCGAAATCAAAAAGAATATAATGCTACAGAAACCAGAAAAATCATCTATTAAATCAGATGAGGTAATAAAGGGTAAAGTAGTAACACAGAAAGAAAAACTTAAACAACTTAGAAGAGGTTAGATATGGCAAAAGGTTTAGATTGTGGTACATCATTCTATATTGCTGCTACAGAAGATACAATTAAGAAACAAAGAAATGCATTCTTAACTGTCGATGGGGAGGTGAACCAAGTCAAGAGAATGCTGAAACGACAAGGAATTCCCTTTGTCGAAAAAGCTGGTAAAGTACATATAGTTGGACAACACGCTTTTAATTACGCTCAAATATTTTCTACCGCAGAACTTAAACGACCTATGAAAAGTGGATTGTTAAATCCTCATGAAAAGGATTCTTTACCAGTTTTAAATGCTATCATTGGTGAGTTATTGGGTGAGGCTACAGATAAAGAAACTTGTGTATATTGTATTCCATCAAAACCCATTGATGTTCAACGAGAAACAAGTTATCATGAAGATGTACTAAAAACAATCATTGAACAATATGGATATACTGTAAAGGTAATAGAAGAAGCAGTTGCTATTGGATATGAAGGGTTAGTTGATACACAATTAACCGGTGTAGCGATATCTATGGGTGCTGGTATGTGTAACATAGCAGTTATGTATCAAGGAATGACTGCCCTATCCTTTAGTGTCAGTCGTGGTGGAGATTGGGTTGATGAAAACGTATCTATGGATACCGGTGTTTCAAAGGCAAAGGTAACTAATATCAAAGAAACCTCAACTACACTTGACTTATCTTCGGCTACTTATCAAAATATTTATGAAGAAGAAACGGATGAGGCTAATGTTCTTATTGCTATCCGTTCTTATTATGGTGCTTTAATTAATTATCTTTTAACTAACTTAAAGGTTCAGTTTGAAGGTGTCGAAAATGTTCCTAACTTTCCAGAAGCAGTTCCTATAGTAATAGGTGGTGGTACGGCATTAGTAAAGGGATTTTTAGATGTCTTTAATGAACAATTTGACCAAGATACATTTCCAATACCAATATCAGAAATTATATTGATAGAAGATGCTCATACAGCAGTATCTCGTGGATGTTTATCTGAAGCTCAACTAATAGAAGAAGATGATGAAGAATAATAACAACAAAGGTTCTAATATGTTTAAAAAACAACACAAATCAAAAAATAAAAACTCTACATTACTTTATGTAGATGCTTCAAACATGAGTTCTGAAAGAGCAATATCAGAATTTAAAAGAAAAGTAAAAAACTCTAATATGTTAAAAGAACTTAGAGAAAGAGAATTTTACCAAAAACCATCTGCTGCTAGACGAGAAAGAAAAAAACAAAGAATGATAAAGATTCGTTCTTTACGTTTAGACGATTAGTTTTAATTTTTTTTTATATACTTATATGTAACCTCAATACTCTGTGGTCTTACAGAGTCTAAAAAACTAATCCTAATTAAAGTTCCAGAATAACTTTATTCCAATACAAATAGTATGGGAGACATAATATGTCTGATTTATTAAAAGAAGCTATCGCTGATGCTAAAGCTGTTCGTGAAACTGCTTTGCAAAATGCAAAAATGGCTCTTGAAGAAGCGTTTACTCCACATCTAAAATCAATGCTATCAGCTAAGTTAGCTGAAGAAGAAGATGACGAAGATGAAAATCCTTTTGCTGAGAAAGAAGAGGATGACGAGGAAACTGCTGAAGGTATGCACGATTCACCAAGACGCGAAGAAGATGATGAGGAAGATCCTGAAGAAGGAATGCACGATTCACCGAGACGCGAAGAAGACGATGAAGAAGAAGTAGATGAATCTACAATCATTGAAATCGATGGTGTGAAGTATGCCCCTATTGTAACTGAAGATGAGCACGAAGACGAAGAAGATGAGTCTGAAGAGCTTGATTTAGAATCAGTAATCAAAGAGCTAGAAGAAGAGTTAAATGAAACCGAATCCGATGACGATGACGAAGAAAAAACTGTCGATGAAGAAGTCGTAACTGAAGATGAAGATGAAGATGACGATAAAGACGAAGTTGATGAACAATCTACCTCATCTGGTATCGGTTCAGGAACTGCTGTGAAGCAACCTTCCGCCGGTGACGAAGATGATCCAGGTAAAGGTAAAGTTCATGAGCAAGTTAATGTGCTTCAGAGTGAGCTTAAAGAGTATAAAGAAGCTGTTGGGTTTTTACGTGACAAGCTTCATGAAGTTAACATCCTTAATGCAAAATTACTTTATACAAATAAACTTTTTAAAGAGTTTGTACTAAGTAACGACCAAAAACTTAAAATTGTAGAGACATTTGACAGAGCTCAAACTGCTCGTGAGATTAAGTTGGTATATTCTACTCTTGCTGAGTCTTATACAGACAACGGTAAAGAGAAGAAAGAAGTTGTTAGGGAATTTTCTAGTAAGAAATCTGGTGGAACTGCACCAAAGACTAAAATCATTAGTGAAGAAGTCGAAGTTGCAGATCGTTTCAGAAAGCTTGCTGGAATAATTAAATCATAAACCGCTTTAATTTGGAGAAAATAAAATGAGCGATTATATAAACGAAGGACTTCTGAATACTGCTTCTCCTGTAAAGAAGCAGAAAGACGAAGCCGCTAAGCTCGTTACTAAGTGGGAACAATCTGGACTTTTAGAAGGAATGGATAATGAATGGCAACGTTCTGGTATGGCTACATTGTTAGAAAACCAGGCACGTCAGTTAATATCTGAGAATTCTAAAACTTCACCTAACGCCGGTGGCATTGGTGATGAAGAATGGTCAGGAGTTGCACTTCCATTAGTAAGACGAGTATTTGGTAATATCGTAGCACAGGAACTTGTTTCTGTTCAGCCTATGAACTTACCTTCCGGACTAGTATTCTATCTTGATTTCAAGTATGGAACTACTACTGGTAAAAACACAGCCGGTGATTCAATTCACGGCAAAACAGGTCCTAACTCACCATCCGGTTCATCCGCTCCTTTTGGAGAAGACGGACTTTACGGTGCTGGTAAGTATGGATATTCAGCAAATCTAACAACTCTAGCTGCTTCTACTGCTGCTACTTATGGTGGTGTTGCTAGTTTTAAAGACATTGACTTTGATAGTGAAGTTTCTGCTTCA